TGTATTTAGGAAGATAGGTTCTTATAGCAACAGATCTAGAAACATCTGCGGTCCTGATATGACTTTATTGGGGGTAGCGAATCACGTTAATTATATCGGTCTGAAACTTTTAAAAATCGTGATGCCAGCTTATTGTTCATATAAAAATAATGATGATCTTTCTTACAAAATGGATACTGCTTTTCGAAAGCTTGGGAAAAAGGGAAAAATAGTGACTATCAGTAGTGATTTTAGTTCACATGATGCACATCAACATGCGATTCTCATATAAAACGTGGACAATAGATTATGGGATAAATTGCTTCCCAAGATATATAAGAAACTTGGTTTACCTTCGAGAATGTACGAAGAGACTTATCGCTGTATTACTGATTTGGAATCTAAGTTAACCTATAAGACTAAAGTGGGAAAATTTTTTAGGAAGTTCTTTACGGCGGTAATCCACGGTACTGTTACATCTGGACACCCGACTAGGACTACATTTGGGAATTCACTGCGAGTTATATTATACTGGAAGTTTATATTTAACGAATTAGGCATATAAGATTATGAAATGTTTGTAGGGGGGGACGATTTCTAGTCCTTCATCTTAGAAAAAGATTTACCTCTTTTAACTGCCAACATTAATAAATACTTTGCTAAAGAAAGTGTTGGTAACATAGGCCTTGGATAGTGTACTAAGAAAATTAATATATTGGGTTAGAATATGGATTTTTTATCTAAAACTGGGGTCGTGACTAAAGTTGGGACGGCTTTGTGGAGAAATTTTGGCAGAATAGCGTATATACAACCGTATTCTGATTCTAGAATTAAAGATTAAAAGGTATTGAATCAGGCCGCTTTTTACTCATTTAGCCACAGTGGGATAAATTTGAGTTTCGTAAAAAATCTATGTGTTAAAGTGTTTGATAGTGTAAGCCAAAATGTCTAGTGTTCTTATTAGTACATATCAACGCTATTAAACTCCCATAAATGTACAGAGTATAGCAAACTCAATATGAAATTAAGATATGTAGGGGCCATTCTACCCAAGGTTAGATAAAGTGAAGATTTAGATTATCTATATGCATCAGTAGCTTCTGGGGATCACGTTGGGCAGTAAAAATAGGTACTTAGTGGTATGATGAGGGAAACTTCTAGTGATAGAACTGACTGGATGAGGGTGAGCATGAAACATTAAGTAGAAACTAAAACACCAATTTTTCATAAGAATAAAGTTATTAGTAAGCGTTCAAAAATTTTGATCGCCGGTAGGAG